CGGCGCAAGGTGGTGCTGTCGCATAAACAGTCGTGCCATGTCCACTACTGGAGCAACCTCAACATCAAGGACACCCTCGCTCGCCTTCGCCGCAATCAAGACCCTTCGCAAGGCCCGACGTGGGAGGTTCCCGACGACATCGACGACGACTACCTCGCCCAGATGGAGAGTGAGCAGCGGGTGAAGGAAAAAGGCCAGTGGATGTGGAAGCAAATCGGCTCGCGGAGCAATCATTATTGGGACGCGGAGAACATGCAGGCTGCTGCCGCAACCATGCTAAAGATCATCGGACGTGAGGCTCAGTCTTCGTCAAACTTGACACAGGAAAGTGTGGGTGAGCCCGGAGCAACGTGAGAACAAAAACAAATGGCTGCGTGAATGGCGGAAGAAAAAGAGGCAGGCTGATCCGGTCTGGCGAAAAAAGCAGGCAGAATATTCAAGTTCCTACTCTAAGCGGCGCCGCAATGACGGCACCGACTTCGACCAGAAACGCAAGGATGTTGGTAATGCATATTACCACCGGTTGATTCAGACGGATGAAGGGCGGCAGCGGGTGAGGGAATCAGCCCGGCGTGCATACTGGAATACGGTCTTGGATGTGGAGCGAAAGGCAAAGCTCAGGGAAAAGGAACGGAAGCGTGCCTATCAAAGAAAAAGGACGGACCCTGAGTTTGCGATCAAATGCCACCTCCGGGCGAGGCTGGCTGATTTGATCGGGGCGGGCAAAAGCAAGAGAGACAAATCAGCTATCGCACTGACAGGGGCAAGTGTTTCGGAGCTACGCCGACACCTTGAAAACCAGTTCGAGCGTGGCATGTCTTGGAAAAACTATGGTGAGTGGCACATTGACCACATAATCCCTTGCTCGATGTTTGATCTGACTGATCCCAGGCAACAAGCTATCTGTTTCAATTACCTGAACCTAAGGCCATGCTGGGCGACTGAGAATATACGCAAGGGTAACCGACTCACGGCTCCTGCTCAGTTACCCCTTGGCCTTTAAGAAACGCTGCCTCGGTTGACACTCAGGACGAGGAGTCATGAAAACTGTCACCATCCTACGATTCCTCACTGCCGTCGGCTCGACTCTCTCGGCTGTCGCAGCTCTCGACCTCAGCGGAGTAGCGAACCTGTTCGAACCCGGAGTGTCTCAGTATCTGCTCGCCGCCGGCCCCGCCGCTCTTGCCCTCAAGGAGCTCGTGGTGGTGCTCGGTGACATCTTCGACGATGGCAAGCCCAACAAGTCGTTCAAGCTCGGTCTGTTCGCCTTGGCTCTTGCTCTGCTGATGGTGCCCTTGCTCGGTTCCTGTGCACGTCCACTGCCGATCTCCGGCGAGTTCAAGAGCGACAAAGGCACGCTGTTCGTCCATCCCAATGGTCGGGTGGAAATCATCGTGGAACCTCAAACCTCGAAGTAAGCCATGCCCCGGGAATCATTCAACGATTGGTTTGCCGCGCAGCAATTTCGTCACTTTGGTGCCGCAGAATTCACGAGCTACTTTGCCCGCGAACGCAAGGGCGTGAAGAACAGCGCTCCGCCCCGGCAGATGTGGAAAAACATCGTGCCTGCCCTGCGCATCGTCGATGAACTGCGTGAAAGTTTTGGCAAGCCTTGCCGCATTCTCAGCTCCTATCGCTCTCCTGCCTACAACAAGGCCGTTGGCGGGGCTCCTCTGAGTCAGCACAAGGAATTCACCGCGCTCGACATCGCCTTCGATGGCGTGACCCCTGAGCGAGTCTATGAACGTCTCATCGAGTGGCGCAAGGCAGGCAAGTTTGTCGGAGGTCTGGGGCTTTATCCCTCCTCGGGATTTGTCCACATCGACACACGCGGTCGCAACTCAACCTGGAAAGGAAAGTGATCGATGGCACGCGGACTTTTTATCACCGGCTTCACCGTCGCGGAAGTTCTCGCCATCCAGCAGAAGGGCAAACAACTCCTGCTCGAAGGCAAGACGATCATGAACTGGAACGACGCGGAAACCTCCGTCTCGAAGCAGTTCACGATGCCCGTTGACCAAGTGATAGAGGAATGCGGCTACGCACTGCGTGTGCTCGACCCAGCGACGTATGGTCGCCCGAAATCCGGCGGCGTATCCTTCATCTCCGGACATCTTGCCAAATGAACCGACTCCAATCCATCGCCAGATCTTTGATTCCACCCATCCTTCTCCCAAAGGCATGGGGTTCGCCATTTGAGGCTGCGAACTGGTCGCCACGCCGTGGCAGTGTGCCGGGAGCGGCACCGACGGATGCGAAAAACGAACTCACGCCCAATGTGCGCTCGGAACTCGTGCGCAAGTCTCGCTACCTTCACAAGAACAGTGGCTTCATGCGCGAGTTGGTCGCAAACATGGCCATCTACTCGACCGGGGACGGTATCCGCGTGCAGGCCCAATCTGCCAAGCCCGAGTGGAACCGTCAGGCCGAAGCCTACTTTTTACTCTGGGCGGCTCGCTGCGAAATCACTCGGAGGTTTTCGTTTGAAGAATGCCAGGCACTCGTCTGCCGAGGTGTGGACATCGATGGGGAATACTTCATCCACAAAACTCGCGACTCGGATGGTGAGCCAAAAATCCAGTTGATTGAGTCTCACCGGATTGGCGATGCGTTCGGATCAAAACAAACCATCGACGGTGTTGGGATCGACGCATGGGGAGCACCCATATTCTATCGAGTATTGGAAGATGATGGGAATACCCGAGATATTTCCGCTTCGTCGATCTTACATATCCACGAGCCAGAGTGGGCCGGGGGCGTTAGGTCGCATCCAACCATCCAGCACTCAATCAATCATGTCCTCGATGAAATCGAATTGCTAGCCTTGGAGAAACATGCCGTGAAGGACAATGCCGACGTGTCGCGGATTCTGAAAACGGCACGAGGTGAAATCGACGATAATGGCGACTTCGTAGTCGGTGGCTCTGTGGGTGCTGGTGAGCCGAGTGATCCCGTCACTCTCCAGCGGATTGTCGGTGGAAAGCTCGTGGCATTGAAGCCAGACGAATCCCTGGAAAGCTTCCAGTCAAATCGACCATCACCCACGTTCACTGGCTTTCTCGAACACCTACGGCGCGATTCTGCACTCGGTGTGATACCATTTGAGTTCGCTGCGGATTCGAGCAAGGTCGGTGGGGCAGGTGTGCGATTGATCGTAGCCAAAGCAGATCGGCGATTCTCGTTTCGACAAATGATTCTCGAACGTCGTCTGATCAAGCCGGTGTGGATCTATGTGATTGGAGATGCGATTGCCCGCGGACTCCTACCGCCCGTGGAAGGATGGTGGAAGATTGGTTCGGTTTGTCCCCGCAGGGTTTCGGTAGATGCGGGTCGGGAGGCACAACAGAATCGCTCGGACGTGGAGATGGGACTCAAGACGCTCAGCGACCACTATGCCGAGTTGGGAGCCGACTTCGGTGAAGAGGTTGAGCGCCGCGCCGTTGATGCGAAGCTCATCTTGGAAACAGCCACAAAGTATGGTGTTCCAGTTGAGATGCTCTGGAAGCCTAGCTTGTAAAATCAAAAATATTTATACCACTTGAAAAAAATCTTGTTATTTTCACATCATCGCACAAAATAGACACGTCCATTAAATATCCTTCAATTATGAGTGACTATTTCATTAGATCAGCTGCAATTTTTTTTGTATTTGCCATAAATGGCTCTTCGATGGCTGACGAATATAGAGACAATAGACAGCGAGATTTTGAGATGCAGCGTGTTCAAGATGAACTCCGAAGACAAAAAAACGAACTCGATAGAATTAAAGATCAGCAAAATCAGATAGAGTTTGAGAAATTTCAGCAAGAGGCTGAACGTCGACGTCAAGAGCAAGAAGCGCAAAGACAAAAAAAGCATCTGAAATAAACCTTCTGATAACGATGTTTGAAAAGCAAATGATTTCAGGTCAAGGATTGTCAGACGAGGATGTAGAATTGATCAAAAGCATGGGCATGCATGGTAGGAACGTTCAAGGATCTGAATATGCTCCATACGTAGGTCGATTGACGGCATTATTTAATGCAGAAAAGAAAAGACGCGGCAAGTGAGCCAACAGATCAATAATTTGATCCGTTGACACGCCTCACCGGGCGTGAACCCGGTATTCCAACATCGCGAATGGCTGATTCAGCCTGATGCTCTGCAGGCCATCTCTGCCACCTTTCAGGCACAGGTGGATCGCGGCGGAGTGATGCAACAGCACGCTCCGCAAAACTCCCTTCTCACCATCGACGACGGCATTGGTGTCGTGGCCATCGAAGGCCCGATTCTTCGCAAGCCCGATCTCTTCGCTCGTGTGTTCTTCGGCGCGACCAGTTCCGAGGAAATCGCGGACGCGCTGCATGAGGTCGAAGGTCGCGCGGACATCAAGGCGGTGTTTCTCAACATCGATTCTCCCGGCGGCACCGTGGCCGGCACACCGGAACTCGCCAATGCGGTGGCACGGCTCGATA